AAACTGGCTGCTGCACAAAAACTTATGCAAGCCAAGGGAATACAAATTGGTACAAAGCTAAAAGATGGTTCTCAAATAACCTCTATTGGCAAAACAGGGATCTTGAAGTTGTCAAGACCAGATGGAACAACATATCAAACACGCGCCGGTAGAATACGCAAGCAAGATATAGCAACGTAATCCTCGTTTCAGGCCTTATACTTCTCCACCAAAGCCTCAAGCTCACTCAATAGCGTGCCCATGCTGCTGGTCTGCACCACCGTGGTGGTTAGTGAACCATAGTGCATTTCAAGGACATCTAAAAGGAGCCGCTTGAGGCTTTCCTCATCTGGCTTATCTCGCAACGTGCTGTTGGCATGTAGTGTCTCTAGAGATTTTTCCTTGACATCAAACCAACTGTCCAGCTGCTCTAGTGTCCACTCACCTCGCCGAATGCTCTTGAGCACCTCGCTGTTGCGCTCAATGTCAAGGTCATGCTCTACCAGGATCTGCTCGCATTGCAGCATGAGCCTCACTACATGCACTCCAAACTTCAGATCCCATCCGTGTTCAGCAATAGTGGCAGCTCTTTTGGGATTGCTGCTGTTGGTTTTGTTGCGAATTTTTGACATTTGTGAAAATGCGTATCCCCGAAGTTTTCCCATAGCTCCTTTGTGGAGGAACTCTTTCCTATGCTCTCTCACATGCTCTGCGATTTTGGTGCTGTGGAGAATGCAGCGGCGGGGAAGAAAGAGAACGTCCAAAACATTTGGATTATTCTCCATCGCCAGTTGCATAAAATCAACGATATTATAAATAGAAAAGTCCAACTCTTTCCGTTGATCCGGCAGCTGAATGTGATGCTCGCTCCACACTCGAAACCGCTGTTCTTGTGTGCCAAAGCCATAGACCCTGCCGCCGTCGGTGAAGGGGAACACAATCTCACGGGGCGGGATGCAGAAGCCAAAGCAATCCATGTCACTGGTATCACTGGATACGCCATAGGCAACACTACCAGCATACCCCAGAAACTGAGTGTTGTCCGGTAACCACTTGGGTGGGTGTATGAGTTTTCGTTCAACTAATGTGTGGAGCAGCACGACAATCTCCTGTCAAACAGTTTGCATGGTTTTGATGGCAGCATCCAGCTGAGTCAACAGCTCTTGATGTTCCTCAAGGCAAGGGCATCGTCCTAGTGTCCTGTGAAGGCACACACATTCTCCATGCCAATCTTCTAAGTCAATTCTCGCTCGTGCTGCCTCGAGTGCCATCAAAACCTGTTGCTTGTGGTCAGACCTGTGTGGATCCCTATATCAGCTATCACAGCGTAACACATCATACCATAATGTCAACCACTAGGTTTATAGCAGCAGGTCGCTTACCTTCTGTGCCTGCCATTTAGTCCAAACTCCTCGGCGCACAAAAAGGTCAATCACTTTGGGATTAGCCAACAATATCTCACGTGGTGTGTAAGCCTGCATGCCAACTATTTTAAAACACTTGGGATTGAGCACAATATAACTGCGGCTGTTTGGACTTTCAATGCGGTTGTGATACCAAAGAAAGTCTATTCCCAGTTTGCGGAACATGCCCGGTAACTTTTTTTCCCAATCATCGAAGCTTGACTTTCTCAAAAATGGTTGTAGTTCTTGTGGCATGCGACTTGTGTTGTGGTAAATGTGATCCCACTTTTCACTAAAATTTGGGCCATCCAGGACCTGAATACCTTTGTCACATCCATCCATGTTGACCTGATACATATAGGTCTTTGAGGCTTGATCACCTGCCAACATGTCAGTAAAAAAGTCTTTTTGCAAACTGCGCTCCACAGCCGCAGCCCAGGTTCCCACATGTGACAAAAAGTGAAACTGTTTGATGTTGGGCACATCGCTACTGTGCCATAAAATGCGTTGAGTTATTTCCGTAAGTTTCATCCTGTATTTAACTAGATCAAGCACTTGCAGGATCCAGTTAAACTGGGAGCCGCCAGCTAGCGTGTTGCTGCGTGTTCACATGACCTTGAGGATCACATGATGCGCAGTAATCTTGCCCGTGAGCTCGTGTTGCTTGCCGCGGATGCTATTGCCCAGCACAAACAAGCGAGTGAGTGAGCCAGCCTTGCTCCAATGCGGCAGAATCTCATCGGGCTTGCGCAGTGTCTTGCACATGCTGACCTTGCTGTCCCAACCAACCAGCTGCCGGCCCTGCATGCTAAGCACCTGCTCGGTGGCAACATACAGCTCGATGTGATGGGTCCGGGTATTGTAAAGCACTGCTGCGGTAGCCCCAATCACATTCTTGGGGTCCACACTCTTGATACCCAGGGTGTTGTCCTGCTGCACACGGACCTTGCGGGCGGCCTTTTCGCCCTGGCGATCGCGCTCGTTGCTGGTGCTTGCCACCAGTCGCTTGCGCGCCTTGCGAGCACTGTCCTTGACTGCACTGCCATTGCTGGCAAGCAGGTTCAAGGTATTGAGAATGGTATGCAAGGGTTTGACCCACTTACGGCAAGCCGGGCTAGAGCTGGCATCCTGCAACCGTTCCTGATACCAACGCACCAGTTCACGAATCACAACAGGCTTGCTATCGCCATGCTGGCGCACAACAGCCCGGGTCTCGTCGGCAACTGCCTTGATATCGCACCGTCCGGCGTTGAAGCGGGCACGAACGTTATCCAACAGGGCCATGCAGTTGACAATCTTGCTGAGCTTGCGCCCGTTGGCAGTGGAGGGAATTTCCTCCCACTGAGGCTGAACCTGCTCGGCAACAAGGGCTTGCAGCATCACCGCTTCCAGTTGCTGCCGGATGCGCTGGCTGCTGCCGGGCGCAAGCTTGGCGCCGCGATTGAGGCAGTAGGCAATCTTGCCAATCAAAATCATGCTGTTGGGGGCAAGTGCCTGAGCCTGTGCCTCGAGACCCAAGCTTGCAGCATATTGCACCACCTCGGCCTTGAGCTGGCGCACATCGCATTCGGTGTTGACCCAATTCAGGCACTGGGGATACACCGCAGCAAACGTGGGATCCTGGTAGTTCAGCTTGCTGATAACGTCTTGCATGACATCTCCTTCTATGTGCTGATTATAGCACATGGGGCCACACTGTCAACCAAAAAAGTCAGTCGTTGTCCACGACGCAGCGAACATCCAGGTCAGCCGCCCTGAACTCCACAGACAGCAGCTCGCCCTGACGGCGGTGCTCCTGGATGAACATAAACCAAACTTCCCGTCCGGTCTTATGGGATTTCATCCAAAAGCCCCACTCTTGTGCCTCAACAAGGGCAGAACCCCTGCGACGCTCCAGCTGATTTGCCCGCCGACCCTGCCTGATCATCTCATGTTCCAAGCACGAGGCTTCCGTGGAAAACTCCCTGATACCCCTGTGCCAATTGAACAGCTTGCTTGATATCACCAGCCGATTCATCACACGCTCCGTGCTTTGTATCGTGATGATAGCAGGGTTTGTGAGGTTGTCAACCTAAAATTTTAGCCTGACAACCTCGTTAAAAATCAGCGGTTTACAGCCGGAAAGCCTCCAGCAAGATCTGCATGTCGCTGGTGTCGCGTGCATCAGCTTGCGGGTAACCCCCTGTAACATCTCGTGGCTTGAGATCGCTGTTGCATTCTGCAACACACTGGGCAAGGCTGGGGTACTCAGTTACAATATCCTGGTCCATGATCGCATATCCCTTGTTTGCAGCTTCCTGCCATATATAGCATGCTCTCAAAGTTTGTCAACCATGTTTTTCGCTCAGCTAGTGCTATCAACATACAGCAGGCAGCCACGAACCGCACGACAGAGCGCGAAAATCGCTAAGCCATTGATATCATTGATCTGCTAACCTATTGATATTTTTAGCTTTTTTGCATGAGATACATGCAGACAGCTTGGGTATCAACTTTCACACACTGCTCCGAGGCGACGGTGCGCTTGCGAAGTTCGTTTTGCCAGCTGGTGCGCGGAGTGTATTCCACTCTGATGCGCTTGGGCGTAAACCCCACAACTTTTGCAATGATCAAATCAGTGTAATCACTCAGGCTCACAGCCACCCAATCATCTATCTCCAGCTGCTGTTGGAGTCTGTCAGTTTGACATAATGTCTCAGTGTTTGCTGTCATGAGTTTCAGCTAAAATGTGCCAATACGTGCATTTGGAAATCAGGATACATCAAGTGGCTCAACGTGGGATAGTATTTTTCAAAATGCTCTTTGTAGGCTTTTTCCCAAGCCGGCAAAATAGCAAGATCAATCACACGGGCTGGGTCCATGTCCTCAAATCCCCAGCGTGCATCGCCGCTGTCCCAAAGTTTAACTCCCATGACAACATACTCGCCACTCATGCCATCCACAAGCACCCAAGGTGCTTGATTGTCATCATAATTTTCTTCATACAGATCCGCTAACTGTTGATGCCAAGGTATTTTTCTGCCCCAAACTACCAAAAAGTTGGTACTTACTCCCATGATATTATTCCCTAGGTAAAAAGGCTGCTGACACTGCGTTCAGTGTGAATACGTTGAATAGCAAATGCTATTAGCTCACTGACGCTGAGAATGCGAATTTTGTCATGTGGTTGTCCGGAAAACTTGATGCTGTCAGTTACAGTGACACTTTCAATTACACTATCACAAAGCCTTGACACTGCTGATCCCGAAAGCACTCCGTGAGTAACATACACACTTACACTAGCTGCCCCTTGGTCTAGCAATGCTTGAGCAGCGTTTACCAGGGTGCCACCACTGTCCACAATGTCATCGATCAAAATACAGTCGCGATCTTGAACATGGCCAATTACGTTCATTACCTCGCTTTGCCCGGCACGTTCGCGCCGCTTGTCAATAATAGCCAGATCGCATGACAATCTACTAGCCAAAGCTCGTGCGCGAACAACGCCTCCCACATCGGGACTGACAACCATGATGTTGCGATCTTGAAAATTGGTTTTGATATCTCGCGCAAAAAGCGGAGCAGCATATAGATTGTCAACTGGGATATCAAAAAACCCCTGGATTTGTCCAGCATGCAAATCCATGGTTAGAACTCTATGCGCGCCTGCTTGTGTGATAAGATTGGCAACCAGCTTGGCACTAATGGGAGTTCGGGGGCCACTTTTACGGTCTTGCCGGGCATACCCAAAATAGGGAATAACGGCAGTTACCCTGCGGCAGCTGGCACGGCGGAGAGCATCCAGAGTAACTAATAATTCCATAAGGTTGTGACTTGCAGGATAGCTGGTGCTTTGCACCACAAACACATCCTCGCCTCTGATGTTTTCATGGATCTCCACACTAATTTCCCCATCTGCAAAGGCATTAATGCTCGCTTTGGTTATTTGTGTGTCAAGATGCTTCACTATAGAGTCTGCTAGAGGAACGTTACTATTGCAAGAGATTATTTTCATACATTACCTTGTTTTTCGTTAGTAAACAAACTGCTAGATGTTACAGCTTGTTGAGATCTACAAGACAAACCTAACTTGCTTGAGTTACCATGTCAAATATAATCCTTAAACTGTGAGTTTTCCAGCAGCCAATTAACACCAAGTAAGTATGAATTTCATCATGTCTCTTTCACGTGCAAACCAAAACACCCAATCCCCGTTGTCGTGGAGATCATTGTAAATGTAGCACCAATCCCCTTCAAAATAGTCCAGCCAGCCCATCATGGCTTCATGGATGATGTTGCCATCTCGGCACTCACCTAGTTCCCGTTCACACCAAGCTTGCATTTCGTCCACTGTTCTACTAGTGTTGGCAGTAAGTTCTGAAATGCACACGCAATGGGCAAACACATACTTCAAGAGGTCTTGGCGATCATAGCCATCAATACTTGTTGTGATTTTCATAATAGTCCCTGACAAATGATATTTTCACAGCCATGCTAGTCCTCCAACACTTCCACAGTGACTCGCACTCGCTTGTTCAGCAAGAGATCCATTTCGGCATGTTCGCGCTGATCATCCCAACTCTGCAAGCGCACAAACAGTCCTGTCTCACGAGGGGTTGCAAACTCCACAAGCTGTGCCTGTCCGCCATCTTGCACCTCCACGGCGGTCTCATGCTCCTCAAGTCGACGACGCTTGCCTGAGGCATCACGCTCGGCAACAACGGATTGAGTCCATTCCCATTTCATACTAGCACCATGTAAGTTGAAACATCAAGGCCATGTTAGGATCGCGGAATTTGAACTCTATAGGGCCATAATGGTAGCACCAGTCGCCCCTAAGGACTCCCGCATGAGTGTTGCACCACCGTTTGGCCTCTTCAAGATCAGTGTAGGAGTCTCTCCCCTTGCGAGTCCACATAACTGAATGCCAGATTTTTGGCGGAGTTTGAAACGCCTTGCGGTTGATGGTCACGTTTGGCTCCTAGTAGCCGTCAGCGTTGCGACGCTCGTCTCGCTCACCTTCCCGGCGGCTTTCCTCCCGAATAGTCAGCATGCGATCATACAGGCTTTCAACAGAATAGGGATTTTCGCGTTCCCAACTGAAAGTTTTGGGCATGCTGTTGAGCTCACAGCAGGCAGCTTCAGCCTCCTCCCGCTTGAGGTAGACCGTGTCCGGCATGCCAGTGTCAAAGCTGTAAGGATCAGTGTGGATATAGACCACAACCCAAAGCTCACTGGTGTTGATTGACATGGTGCTGTCCTCGCTTGATGTGGCCATTATAGCAGACCTGAGCTGGCTGTCAAGAGGTAAAATGTTCTGGGGCTTTGACCAAATCACCGGGAGGTCTAAGGATTGTAGTCTCCTCCGTATCGCCATACCAATGTCGTCGCTCGTATCTGATACGCACCTGCTGTGCTGTGAATCCCACAACTGTGCCAACAACCAGGCTCTTGTATCCGTGCGGAGTCAGCGCCACCTTATCACCAACGTTCAAATCCTGACCAAAGACGTCCTGCATAATCCAATACTCCTTGAGATATCAAACTGACACTGGAGTTTCTGGTTCTACATCCAAAACACCCGGGAGGATGCGAGCTGCCTCGGCAATAGACTGATCTGCCCTGCCGGTGATCACGCCAATTGCATCCATTACCGTCAACTGCAAGAATCCTATTTTCTTGAGCTCAACAACCACATTATGGGCCTGTTGAGTTCCATCGAGCGTGACAATCCAAACTTGTAGATCTCTGTCCTGCTGGTGATTCATGAGCTTTCCTCGTTTGTGTGACCACTATAGCAGGCTTTAGGACATTGTCAAGCTATTCCTGGCATCTCGAACCAAGGCAGCCAACTCTTCTGGCGTGAGCTTTTGGCGAGCCTGCTCCAGCAGCCTCTGCTCCTTGCTTTTGCGTGGTGTGGGATTCTTGGCGCGACGAGCAGCAGCCGCATCGAGCTTTTTGACTCGAGCCCTCCACTCTTCCTCACTCTCCAGCTCTTCCCACGCCAAATATGCCTGTGTCTCATCATAGTGGGTGTCAAGGTAGAGCACCGCCACTATCCCGTCCACCACCACTCGCTCCATGAGCTCATCCATACTTTTTCTTCAACCTCTCATACAGTTCACGCTCAGCAGCTTCTTGCTCTTGCCTCTGCTTTTCTGCTGCCCTTTTGCGCTTGTCAGCAGTGACAGCACGTTTGACAGCCTGCTCATCAAGCTTGGCCAGTCGCTCAGCCCATTCTTCATCACTCTCGGGAGTTTCCCAAAGGATGTAGACCTGACAGTCGTCATACCAGCTGTGGATGCACAACCGGGCACCAGGATTCAACAGCTCGGGCAAGTCCGCCACGTTAATGGGAGCGTGATACTCATCCAGATCACGCCTGTGCTCGATGACTCGTCGTTCTCGGGCTTTGCTCATTATTCATCCTCCTCGCTGGACATTTGCTCTCAAGGCACCCGGCAGTCTCGCGCCCAACCAGTGTGCATGACATTGCATGTCACTGTAGCTGGCTTGTGTTGCAAGATAGAGACCACGCTAGCAGCTTGCGAAATGGAAGTGTCTGTGGTTCCAGATGCTTCTGCGCATGCTAGTTTGACCTTGATGGTCTCCGATCCAGTCATTACCTCGCCAACTTCGCAGCGGGCATCAGATGTTCTCACACGACTTTCGTTGCTGGCCATGACCATCATAAACAGCACCAGAGACACTGATACCAACACGCACAAGCCTACAACGGGAGGGAACACAAACCGTCCATGTCGAAAAAAGTCAATCATGGTTTTTGCTCCGGATGGTGATGGTGGGACAGAACCTCTGTTTGATGCCCACGAGATACTGATAACAAACCTGCAAGAAAGTGGGTGCCTTTTCTGGTGCTGCCTCAACAGCGGCCCGTGTTTTACGAGCTGCCCACTTCACTGCTTCAGGGGTTGCCACCACCACTACTACCACAGCCAAGGCACCTGCAATCACAGCCACCGCAAAGCCAATGGTCATAGCTAGTGTCGTGATGTTGAACAGCAGGAAAGGAACAACAAAAAACACACCTACAATGTAGATCCACAGAGACAAGTTTAGCAGTGTGATCAACGTGCCTAGCAGGATGGTTCGAAAAAATGTGCAGAGATCAGTGCCTCGTTCCACAGCTCGTTGAGCACGAGTTTGATGTTGGTCCCAATTCAAAAATCGGTCCATGATCCGGCAGTTCCATAGGAACCACCTCACATACCATTGTTCACTGTTCACTTGCATGCTACGATCCTTTTACGATTGCTTATTGTTGTCTACACTGCCAGGCACAACCTCGCCATCGTGACGCAGGATTCGGTTGTCTTGCTCTTCATCGCCATACTGCACTTCGGCCCAGTTCAGCCGGGTGCTTCCGTCCTCGTATCGCTGAGCGTTGAGCCACTCGATGAACAGCGCACGGCCAGTGTCACCATCCTCACTGTCGCTCCAGCCTTCCTTGCTGCCATCAGGCGGCACAAAAAAGGTGTGGTAGGTGTTCACAGGACTGGTGAAGATAGGCGTCACACCCACAATGCCTTGGTTCACAAGGCCCATATTTGCCCAGGAAAAAATTTCCATGGCCTTGGCATGAGCCTCTTGGATCCGCAAGCTGTCCCAGCTGGTGACCACAATCATGTGATGTCGCATGTAACCCATTTTACTCTCCAATCATCTCTTGCACCCACTTGGGGCACATCTTGATACGGCTCTGGGTGATGGCTGCATGATCGTAGTTGATGTCCTTGGTGTCCTGGTAGTGCAGCAACCAAAGCCAAGGACGATGCTGCCAGCGAGGCAGCAGTTGGCCAGCACTCTGCAGGCCTTGGATCTTGTGACGCAGTGCTTCGCGAGCATCGTGGTCGCCACACCACACCCCGGGATTTTCCCGGTCCACATAGCCCTCGAAATGTCCGCTGCTGGTGTAGCCCCAATGGTCTGTGCCGCTGTGAGGAATCCAGTTGTAGTAGACCTTGGCACCGTTCACATGGTCACCGCAGAAGGTGTCGAAACACAGCAGCAGCCCATCCCGGTGAGCGTAGATGAAAAATCGTTCCTCACGATCATGATCCGCGCCCCCGTATCCCTTGGCCACAAAGGGCAGCTCTAGAGCCAGCTCGAAACCCATGTGAGTGATGATCTCCTGGTAGCGATCCAGCCTGTTACTAAAGGTTGTGTCGCCCAACTCCTCTAGAGCCCTCTGCTTGCGCTGGTTGTGGCTGACGTGCATTACCATGCCCAGGTTGACACTATCGGGATTGTCGCGGCCCAGCATGCGCTCAGCCGTGTCCAGTGGGTCAAACTTCAGCAAGCGATCAATTTCGTCACTCACAGCTGGGTTCCTTTTCTCTATGTGGCCACTATAGCAGGATACGGTTTTATGTCTAGCTTTGATTTTTTGGCGGACCAAACTTGTTTGCTAGCCTGAGATACTCTTGATACTCAGCATCCTGCTGCCGAACATGTTTCTCAATGATGGGTTGCCAAGAGCCTGGCACTGTGCCGGCCTGGCCGGCTTGATAAGCCTCTACCTCACGCAGCAGAGCGCCGTATCCACCATCATCATAACGTCCAGAATAACCAGCATTGTCTAGGCGAGCTTGCGCTTCGGCTTTGACCCAAGAGATGATTTGGTTGCGAGTGGGATTTTTGCTCATGTCTGCCTCAGATAATATCCACGGTTTCTTGTCCGCCTGTAAACAACAGGGCCTCAACAAAAGGCAACGGATGATCATTGTTGGTGGTGCAATAGGCAATCAGCGCCTTTGCACGAGTTTCAACATCTTGATCATGGATGTTGAACAGTTCTTGCTGATTTTGCGGCCCGCGTACCTGATCGTTCATGAAAAGATAATGAGCATATTTTTCTGCCTGTTTGGCAGCATCAGCTGATTGAAAACACAGCTCAGCTAGAATTCTAAAATCACCACCCGCTTGGTTTCGGCCACGTTGCAGCGAATTGAACAAAGTGCTTTGGCCAATCTTGAGATGTGCTCCGCTTACAGTTCCTGTAAGATAATCAGTCACATACTGTCGTGCAAAGTAGATTACATATCGGTGTACTAGCTCAAGCTTACCGCGCGCTAGCCCTTCTCGACTGATTCGTATGTTACAGTAGTCTGCGTGTCCGGCGCCGTTCATTGTACTATTCCTTGATACCAAAGGCGTTGTTGATGCGTGCCGGACGTCTCCAGAAGTGGTCCTTGCTCTCCAGTACCATCTTCATAAATCGATCCCAAAGCGGGCGCGGCCAGTCTTTGTTCCATGCTGTTGCCACCGCTGCTTGGAGTGCTTGCTGCTCTTTCCGATCGCGGGTCTTTGTGATCAAGGTTGCATAGTGGATCACCAGCTGACGGATGTCATCGTCAGTGAGTGACTCAACGTCAGCATCTGTGGCTGTGCCTGCCTGCAACTGCTTGATCACATCATCGTAGGACTTGGTCATCTTGCTACTCCTTAATACCTAGCAGCTCGCGCTCTTCACGGCTGAGCTTGCTCAACACCTTCTGGCGTCGCGCCTCCCGCGTGGCAGCTTCCTTGGCTCGACGCTGGCGATCCTGTTCCTGGTGCTCCTCCCACCATGCCACAACCTCGCTCCAGTCTACGCCACTCTTGCGGTTGTCATACCATACCGGCATGGCGTCACGAACGATTTTGAGTGGCATCTGGTCACTGGTGAGCATCATGTGTGTGGCCGAATCCATTCCAGTCAAGGCTGACAGCACTCCACACAACATGGCCTCGCGCTCAGCCAGCTTGGCCTTGAGCCGATCAATCTCCTCATGCAGCGGACCAGTCAACTTCTGTGCGTGCCGGCTAGCTGCCTCACGGCGTTCCTGTTCAGTCTCATGTACGATGCAGGGCATCAGATCTTCTCCTCGATGATAACATTAGCTAGGGGTTCATGTGTTCCGAACAGTTGTTCTCTCAACTCGCCATATCAGGCGGCTGACATTCAGCAGCAGTTAAGGATATTCGATTATTGTACCCTCGAAATGTTCAACAGAGGGGGGACGATAGTCGTTGAGCCAACCCCAAATGAAAACGATCAGGATTCCCAACCCGACCATCAGGCGTTGCCCCCGAGGCAAGCTGCTTCATTATGCTCTTCAAGGACGATCTCAACGATGCAGGGCATCAGATCTTCTCCTCAATAATGGCAGAAGCCAGCGCCTGGCGGCTGTCAAACAACTCTTGCTCACTGAACTCACCGTGGCAGGTGGAGTACATAACACGGCAGTTGCCAAACCTCTTGAAAAACTGTGCCTGCTCCTTGGTAGCGTCCCATTTAGGATGATGATTCTCCACCAGCATGCGGCTCAGCACAGGTGCGCTATGCACGCGGTTGTCGAGGATCAAATATACAGTCTGGTCCAGGTCAAACTTGAACATAAGTGTTGTTTCCTTGCTCTGTGTGCCCATTATAGCATGACGAGAGGGGCTGTCAACCTTTTTGTTCTTTCTGTAGGCGAACCACAACCTTGAGCTGCTCGTTGGCAGCACTCTGTCGACCTTGCTGGTGAAACAGTTCGGTGTGATACCCTATTTCTTTTGCCTTTTTGATCTCATCCTCAGCACGGTTCAAAATATGCTGAATCTCTCCTTCAAGCTGGCTGAGAATGGACTTGGGAGTTTTACGGAGTGTGATACCCGGGCAAGGAAGCTTGAACACCGCAGGATCAATGCTCCAGCACACATCCTCCCACTCATCATCTCTCATGGTGATGTAGTCATCCTCAGTGTAGCCCAGCCTGTCTACACCTTGCCCAAGGCCAACAAACGTGCCATCCTCAAGCCAGGCCGAGTAGCCATAGCTGTCGTAGCCCCACTCGTCATAGTTGCCAAAATGGATCTTCTCATCATATTGGTCAACCCCTGCCTGGTAGGGAGAGGGAACCTCACCATAGGCGTTGCGATCGAACTGTTCGACCGCGTCGAGCTTCATGCGTGCGTCACTGTTCTTGCGAGGAGTGGCAGGGCTGTATTTTCCGCGGCTCATAAGGTATGCTCCTTGCTTGTGTGCGCATTATAGCACGATGCTAGGCGCTGTCAACCAGTTTTTCCCAACAGCCTACCTGCCCATTTCCTCTCGGGTGACCAAGTGCTGACCATCGCCCACGCTCAGCAAATGGCCTATCTCGTTGAACCAACCCACACGCGATACTTGCCCCCTGAGAGGACTGTCTACCCGAGCTTCCGCAGGATACATGCCCATGGCACTCTCTCCCATGTCTGCCAGTGTGAGCACACCCCCAATCTCGCGGATCTCATACACATGGTTGGGCTTGAGCAGGTTGGTGCTGTATTCCTCGAACATGGCGCCCAGGATAAGATCACCCTTTGAATACTGGTTGTCAGCAGGGCGGATGGCAAAGCGGGCTAGAGTTCGCATGGTGTTTTCCTAATCTTCCCGGTTGGTATTACGGCGCACACTGCCCTCGTATGGGGTAAGCTGGCACTGTTCGATGGGCAGTTCTTCCCAATCCTCATACTCATACCCCCGCCTGCCAGCCATCCACCGGTAGATCAGCTCTAGATACCTCACTGATGGCTCGTGTTCCCACTTGCGCTTGCTGGGGTCGAACAGCTTGCCCAACAGTTGACCAATCCGTTCTGCGTCGCTGAGATGAGCCTTGGGCTTGAACAGATCTACCTGATCGCTGCCATTCTCACTGTCATACCAATAGCCGTCCTGCAAGCGGTCCTGTGCCACTTGTGCAAGGATCATTGCTTTTTCCATAGGAGTAGAAAACACAAAAACTCGATCACCATGCTTCTCAAGGAATCGGAGGATCTTCATTTGGGCTGTCCTTGCTTGGTCCTGTGCATTGTAGCAGAACTCTAGTCAGTGTCAACCATTTTTTCGCGTAAATATCCCATGCGTATAACAGATCTCAATCCCCGGATCCTACGGGAAAGTTTCTCCAACATCAGCGTCGAGCAGTTGGGCATCAAAAATCTAGTGGACCAAGCTGATAGCAGTTTGACCGGAGAGGCTGCTGATGCCCTAGAAGGATTTGTAGGTGTGCCACCGGATGCCCAAAACAAGGGCATGTGGGGCGGAATCATGAAAAGTGCTCAACTGGAAGATGCATACAGCCCACAGCCAAGTGAGCGGGGCCAACGGATCCGAGCCAGCCTGGAGCAGAGTTTTAGGCCAGTGCAAGCGGCCTTGCGGCGGAAGTTTGGCGACACCATACGTCTCTATCGAGCTCAAACCTCTGTGGGTGACAAAGGTGGTCCCCGGCACACACTCAGCTGGACAAGTGACCCCCGCGTTGCAGCTTGGTTTGCGGGAGTAGATCCCAGGCTCATGAAGGTCAAGCCCATAACTGACCAGGCTATTCAACAAGCAGTGCAAGAGTACAACCAAAAGGGCAAAGTCACTTGGAGAGGGAAACGCTACGTGCGCACCGATGAGCCCACTAATGACCCTGACCTAGACCCCTATTACTACCACATCTTTGATCAAGATGGTGACATGATAACTGATGGCGACGATTTAGAGGAGCAGTTCCGGGAAGACCAAACTTGGATCACCGAGCTGTTGCAAAAGAGAGACCGCAAGCTTGAGAAAGTCCTGCAAGCTGACATACCTGTCGATAGCATCATCTGGATAACCGATCGTGCAGGCCAAAGCGAGTTCATCCTGCACAACCAGCCCGGGCGCCCGGGATTTGTCACCAGCCTGGGCCAGCTGGGCTAGCCCATTACTGCTTTTTGGCAGGTTCCATGCTCCGGCGGATCTCAGCCGTTTCCTTTTGCATCCAGGTTGTCACCAGCTCTAGTCCAGGATCCACAACTTGGTTGAACTTGGGATGATTGAGCACTCGCTCGCCCATCTCACTGCCAGCAATCAACAGCACTGTCTGTCGGCTGGGCACAAGACTAGCCAGCGAGCCTGTGAAAACCATCAGTCCACAAAAGCACCAAAACCAACGCCAGGCAGTTTTGCGTGTATCACGAACGCCTGCCAGTGCGTCGCCTTGGAGGCGTACGTAGGCGCTGTTGGTTTCATCGTGATGCACAAGCCAAACTATCAAGCTTACTACGCCAAGTATGCCAAATACAACAGTAACAAAAGTGAGAAAGTTACCCAGCGTGCCGGTGACACCACTAAGATAGATGAGAATGGAGAGGTTGTTCATTTTATGGTCCCTAGTTCACTATCAAATGGTTAACTGACTTATAGCATGGGGCTATAGGTATGTCAACTTGTTTTCAGCTCAACAGTTGCATTGTGGAAAAGTACATCTGCAAGATTGCTGATGCTGTTTACGGGTGGAAGGTCAAAATCTTGGATCTCGGTTCTGGTGACAAGCTCTGTTGCACAGGGCCTGTGTTTTTCAGGAATCATGCCAAGCTCAAGATCGGTTAGTGTTCTCTGCACGTTGGCACGACGGACCCATGTGCCCTGTTTGAAAAATGCAGGGTATTGTGCCCAGTTCACACCACGGGCATATAGCATTTCGTGTTTGTCACGTCCGTTTTTGTTTTGCAATTCCTGGTGGCTGTAGTAGTGATGGGCAGCCATGCTTATGCTGTTTTTGGCAGCATCTTGCGCCCGCCACAGCAGCATGTTGGCAGCTTCGGTTTCTGTAGGCATGCTGATGACCCGGCAGTCAAAATGCGGCAGTTTCAGCACCAGTTCCATCCAATTGGTGAAATAGTTCATCACGTTCTCTATGAAACTGGCAGTGGCCAGGCCAGCCAACACGCTAGTCATCTTCATTACCTTGCCGTCAAACCACGCGACGCCATTGGGACCGGGGATCCACACCAAGGAGATTTCATCACTTTGAACATAACCCACAGTGGCATGGGTTTCCTTCACCAGTGTCTTGGTGGTTTCAATCATGCATCGGCTCATGTGGATGTCGTATGGCCTTTCCATGTCCCGAGTAAACTTACTGAAACCTCTTCCGTCGATTCTTGCATAGAGAGGAAGTTGAGGAAGGAACCGCCTACTGGTTTCCTGAGCCTCATAATCCTTCATCCTGTCGCCAAGACTGTCCTTGCTCATGTGACTCTCAAACTGGAGTGATGACAGTGGTGCGCACAGTTTCTGTCTGCACATCTGCCCAAATGTATGTGTCGTTCAAGCGATCTTGGTGCAGTTTGGCTGACTTGCGGTAGTCGCGCTCAACTGCTGCCAGCCTCTTGAGGCGATTGTCTACATATTCCAGCCACTCTTGATTTGGCGCATCAGCTTGCGTCCACCGGGAGAAGTCTGGGATGCCGACAGGAGGGTCCCAAAAGAAAGGTGGGGCGTTGGGTGGCACAAGCCCTTGGCTCAGCTTTTCTGACACAGTGCGCCAATATTCTTGATCTAGCCTGATCTCATCAAGATACTTGAGAATATTTTCAAGATCTTTTTTGGTCTGCAACGTCACAAGCTCAATCAAATCTTGGCATTGCTTTGGTGTGAGCGCAGTTGCATCGAAATCAAGGGCAGGTGCTTGATTGTACCAATGAACCCAAAAAGCCAAAGTGGGATCAAAAGTATTTTTCTCCACAATGGAGCGCACGGCATCGCCGTACATTTTCACAAACTGTTTGCCCGTTTGGCCCAAGAGTGCTCGACGATTTTGTGTGGACTTTTTCACAATGGTGATCATCAGCGTGTTCCTTTCCCCAGCACAATAGCAGTATTGATTGGATTGTCAATCAGCTAGCTTGAGTCGCTCGCAAATCTCCAGGTAAAACTCATGGTAGCGAGCCATGCGACGAATGTCCTTTTCTGTGACACCTTTCAAGCGCCGGATATCCGAGTTGTGACGCAGGTCGCACTTTTTCACACGCATGGCATCGGGGTTGGCGAAAACTCGAGCCTTGTATTCGTCGAGTGTTTCACCCGGCACTTTGGTGAGTGCCCTCACGCCCGCAATCACACGCTCGGTGCAGCCAATATCTCTGAGATCAGCGTAGGTGGCATCAGTATCTTCCACGACGTCGTGCAAGATCGCAATACCTTGTAGCTCTTCGTCTTCGCTGCGGAGATAATGGAGAACTTTTAGACAGTGGAGAATGTAGGGAGCACCGCCCTTGTCAAACTGACCAGCATGCACGTTAGTTGCAAACACCAAACACTTGCCTAGCAGCTCACCCTTGTTCATATTGATATTCCTTGCTTTATGACCCATATTAACACAGCTAGCAGCTTAGTCAACCTAAAAAAGCGGGGGCATGCCCCCGCTTTTTTCACAAACTCAGTTACTTCACCTGCACAAAGGGCAGCGCGCCACCTGGCACCATTGTGTTGGGTAGTTGCCCATTCCACTTCTCTGCGGCAGTAAGTGCCACAAGATCAGCATTTGCTCGCAGTGCATCGCCACGTGCTCGGATAGCTCCGGCCTCGGCATCGCCACGCAGTCGGATAGCCTCTGCCTCGGCTTCTGCTCGTGCTTTGACAGCATCAGCTTGTGCCCGGGCTTGAGTTACCACAATCTCACCCTGCACCTTCTCACGCTGAGCGTTCTGTCGCAGTCGTTCCACTTCCACCTCCGCAAGCATTCGCTGTTCAATGCTCTTCTCGTAGGCGTCGCTAAAGTCTACGTCTTCCACAGCTACGTTTTCGATAACGAAAGGACCTTGTGTGCTGGCTAGGATAGCTGCCTTGATGTCACTGCCCAGTCGCGTGCGTTCTTGAATCGAGGTCACTGCATTGTATCGACCCATGACATTCTTGAGTTCGTCACGCACTCGAGGAATGATAACACGATCCTGCACGCCTCGAAGGCCCGTGTATTGCGTGTAGACTTCGTCTACATTGCTCTCAGCCACTCGCCAGTTAACAGAGATAGTGATGTTGGCTGGCTGTTGGTCCTTGCTGTAGACAGCTTCCTTGTCCAGACGCAGCAGGATGGTTTCTGTGCTCATTGTAACCACATTGTCGATGAATGGCACCTTGAAGCCCAGGCCTGGCTGCACAACACCAACCAGCTTGCCGTTGCGCAGTAGCACGCCGCGCTGGCGTTCGTCGATTGTGTACCAGCTGCCTAGGAGCACAGTGAGTGCAAACAGGGCAGCCAATGCACCACCCGCCATGGTGGCGATGAATCGAAAATTCACTCGGGGAGTCTCCTGTAGCGGATTGATTCGGGGATTGGAGTTACCGGGAGGTTGATTCCACATTTTAGAGGGGATCCTTGCGGTCAGGAGGGGTTCGGTTGCGATCGTAGAAACTTTCGATCAGCTTGCTGGCACCATAGGCACATACGCCAATGAGCACCAGAGCACCGATGAGTTCAATCAGCAATAGCATAAGTGTTTCCTTTTGTTTCAGGGATAGAGTTTGAGATGACCCAAAATGTCTGCAACTTCAGGTCTGTTGCGATCCACAAGGCACCAAATGCAAGTGGTCTCTTGGCGAGTCATCAGCACACGCCCATCATCCATGGTTTTGATGACTGCTGCCTTGCCATTAGCTGCAACAAGATCAGCTACCTCTTGATTTTCCACAAAAAATGGGTAGCTGGGGTCAACAACCGACCCCTTGACAGTGAGGTGGTATTCCCAACCATAAGTGCATCTCAGACCATGAAGCTGGTCCATTGTGGCACCCAGTACAATTGTGGTGTTGAAGTAGTAGGCACCTTGTGCGACTCCTTCAGCAACATACTGCTGAACAAGCGGATGATCTGCAAATAGGCTCATCATCTGCACACCAGCATGATGTACTTGTGCAGCCAGCTTTCCTGGGTTCATGCTGGGCAGATCAGTTCGGGCCAGCACGTAGACAGCTAGATCAGGCGTGGCTTCCATTTGTTGTTCTCCTTGTGTAGCGTCAATATACAGCACAGACAGACTGTGTCAACCTTTTTATCTCAGTCCATAGAGGGGGTGTTGGTATATTGTATCACACGCAACCGGCTCACAGATGCCGTCAACTCCATGTGAGCAAACATTGCAGATAAGTTTCTTGGTTGGGAAACTCCATGCGCCAGGTGCTGCGCCAGTCGCCGCCGAGCCAGCGCAACTCTGCGTCGTAGTGCGTCTTGAACCACTTTACCAAAACGGCATGTAGGGTGCCGTCATGGTTATAAGAAGTGCTACATGCAATGCTGATGACACAGTTGCGATACCATGTGGGTTTTTCCTCCCAATCGAATGGCAACTCTACTACAACCTTATCATGTTCTGTCAACACCAAGTTGTTCCTGTAATAGGGCTTAATCCTTGCCATACTCCAACACATAGCGGACGGCATCATCCACTGACATCTCTTCTCCGCTCCAGTCGTTGATGATAGGGCCCTGATGCACTCGTAGGAGTTCGCACAGGAGTTGTTTTTGTTCGGGAGTGTCCTGTTGGTGCATGGCGCTGGCGCTGGCACCTAACTCCATGTACTGTTCGATCAAACCTTGCGCCACAGGGTTATCAGCTACTTGATAGCCCTTGAGCGTGCCCCATTTCAAGAGAATATAGTTTTCGGTCATCGTTACCTCACCTCAGTTGAACTTTGTTGCCTTACCGTTCTTTACCCGTCGGAGAAGATATGACGGAGAGAGGAACTTGCAGATTTTCCTACCATGCAGGGGATACTCACTTAGCCCGAGTGTTAGCTTTCGTGTGAGCACGCACTTGCTTGGTGTAAGCGTTAAGGTCACGGATGAAGCAATGCCAGGGGTCAACATCAGCTATCCACATCCGATACACGTCGGGGTTCTGCTCCAGCCAACCAGGCATTTTGACCAGTGCGCGGAGCATAGTGTCAGCAAGATCACGACTGAGATTGCTAGTGTCTAGGCCCAAGGCAGCAGCAGCTACATACACACGGCCAACGTTAGCAAACATAGGCTTGGGGAGATCGCTCATTTGCTAGTCCTTTATGTATTATACGTCATATTAGCACAGTTTTGGACATTGTCAACCAGAAAGTTTTCTGGGATCAATCTGTCTAGTAGTTATTCCTGCGTAACGCAGGGGCATAGGCAGCAATAGACCCTATGTAGATTGTGGCGCATCACTGGTATTCCGTTGCCTCGCCGTTCTTCACCCGCCTGAGAAGATACGCAGGTGAGATGAACTTGGCCATGCGTCGTCCATGCAGGGGATGATCCCGGGGCACAAGGCTGCGCACCACTACACCTTCTCGCACGTTGGTGCCACCCACCGTTGTGACACCGTCTCTCACAGCCTCAATGGCAGTTTGGTCAAAGGGGCCAGTGTAGAGGGTAGGTACACAGGGCAGGTCCCGGCCCCAGTAGGCCACGGCATCTGGGCTAAGCCATTCACGGCCAATCCGCATGTCAAACACCCGGAACGTGGGCTTAGTGGTGCCGTAGTCGAGGTCCTGAACGCCTTTGCCGAAAACCTCTCCCAAGATAGCCACCGGATGAGCACCGCCGTCCACCTTGCTCATGCTGTGGAGGAGCCCGGCGAGGTCATGGTCGGCTAGCAGTGTGCCAAGTGCCCGCACATAGAGGTTGTTGGCGTTGGCTTCGTTGTTCTTGAACACCAGGCCCTGACTGCCCAGCCCCTTGCTGCTGACAGTGATGCTCCTGTAGCCCCCATGGTCGGCGAACATCTCGGGATGGTCCATGTCTGGGAAGTACTGGATGATACAGCAGGTGCCATGCAGTTTTTCTGTAGCCACCACCACTTCGCCAGGTTCGAAGATGTCTGGCACGCTCTCCCAACGCTGAAAATCGTAGGTAAGAGCAGCCTCGGCAACACTTGCCACTTCGCCTGCCATAGCTACAGGCACCGGCGGTTCCCACTTGGTAATGCCCAAGATTGCAGCAGCATCCTCGCCTAGCTTGACCGGATATTCAAGACTGTCCTTGCCTACTACATGTACATCCGTCGCCGACCCAAAATCAGCAGAGAGACAATCGTCATCACCATATGCAATGAGCCCATACAGCACCCCTTCGCTGAAAATACCACGCAGCTTGAGAGGCTTTACACGGTTGCCATCACTGCCTGCCAGCACACCCTTGTTGGTTTCTGCATTCCAGAACTCCATTTCCTTGAGCAGGTAATCTGGAAGAATAGATGCACTGGGAATGTAGACTACCCAGTCACCAGTCTTGTAGCGTGGGCTACCGTCCTCCAGCTTGCCGCTGATGCAGGTGTAACCCAGTCCTTCCAGCTTGACGATTGAAAGCCGATCCGCGTTGGGATGGTTGATAACCTCGGCCACCCGGACCACCGGGCAGGAAAATGTGCTCATGTATTTTTCCTATCTTGCAACATCATGATAACATCAGGAAGACAAATGT